ACTGTCCATCGTTGACTTCAAGACCTCAGGAAGAGAGAAACCAGAAGAGTGGTTGGAGGATTACTTCGTCCAACTGTCTGCCTACTGGGCGATGTTCTCCGAGCGCACAGGGGTCGTGCCCAGGAAACTTGTTGTGTTCCTGGTCGCAGAAGACGGTACTGTACAGATCGTCGAGCGCCGTAACATTATGAAGTACTTGATGACCCTACGTGATTATGCTAATCAATTTATTGAATTTAGAGATGCCGGATCAAAGTGAACTGAACAAGGCACTCAACGAGAAGTTCGTAAGCAAAGAAAAGTTTGCTGCTGACATCGAAGCGCTTGTCCTGAAGACAAAGATGAATTACATCGATGCCATCGTCCTCTACTGTGAAAAGAACGGCATTGAGATTGAGAGCGTCGGGAAACTGATCTCCAAACCTCTGAAGGACAAAGTTAAGTTCGACGCAACTGAACTGAACTATCTGAAGAGAACTACTAAAGGAAAGTTACCACTGTGAAAGCAACCTTTGTCGGTGATTCATTTCCTTACGTCCTCTTTGAGGACTTCTTCCCTGCGGACCTACTGCCTCGCATCAATCATGATGTGATCACATCGCGGGCAGCGTACAAGGAACCATCTAAGTCTGGTTCTGCTGTGGACGCCCAGGGAAGACCAATGAAAAAGAACCGGGCACTCTTCCTTCCACACAACGGTTCGTCCCTCACAGCAGGCGTCCACGGGCGCATCTGGGGAAAGGATAATGCGGAGTGCATTGAACAACTGAAGGACTCACCTCTGTGGTTCCAACATGTGATGTTCAAACAAAACCATTTCAACTTCATGCTGAGTGAGTACAGTCACGGGGACTACTACCCAGCACATTTCGACCGGTCTAACATGACCCTGCTGCTGTGGTTCTACCCCGAACCCAAACCCTTCATGGGTGGGGACTTAATCTTCCCTGACTTTGATGTTACAGTGGAGTGTAAAGCCAACACCGGTGTCCTCTTCTTCGGTCCTATCCGTCACGAGGTGACCAAGGTGCAAGGCAACGGTCGCTACACTCTTACCGGTTTCACACAGAACAAAGACGTTGAGAATCCACGGGTTTGATGTTTATCGCATGTACCTTGCGATGAAACTTCACTTCACTAATAAAAACTTCGATTACTTTCAGGCGGGAGGCAGGTCTAATGCTAAGGAGACAACGTATCAAGGGCGCAACGACTTCTGGTTCTTCGAGACGCTCGCTAAGAAATACACGGCTGAGGAGATACAGGAGTTACTCCTGGCCTCCTTCGTTCTATCTGAGGAAACAACCAAAGTATGGATCGGGGATATCAAGAGCTTTGGATTTGATCGATACCTGGTATGGAAAGCACAAGTGGAAGCTCACTCCTACAATTTTGAGCAGGATCTTGACACAATGGTTTGCTGTGTGGAGCAAGGGGAGCATACCTTTGCCTCGTTATTTGGCACTGCACTCTCTGAATCTGAGACACGACCACCGGGTGCCCTTCGACTCCTTTACAAAGGGAAGACACAGTTGCTCTCATTTATTATCCTCGAGCAATCAATTGGATTCATGTCACATTGGGATCAGTACCTCAAGGACCCACTCTGGGAGAGGACCTCGTTCAAGATAAAGAAAGTGAAACCTTTCTTATCAATCCCTGTTGAAAAGTTTCGTAAGATGATATATAATAAACTGATAGTCCCCAGCGCTTGAAGACTCTAAACTCGTGGCCATTTTCCATCAAAGAAACAACAATGTCATTTTCTGATCTAAAGAAGCACACAGGTAACGTGTTCAACCAACTTCAAAAGAAGTTGGAGCAAGGAACCCGGATCGGCTCTGTCGACGAGCGGTTCTGGAAACCCACGACTGATAAAGCCGGCAACGGTTTTGCCATCATTCGTTTCCTCCCCACCCCTGAGGGTGAGGACATGCCCTTTGTGAAACTGTTCTCCCACGCCTTCCAGGGTCCTGGCGGCTGGTACATTGAGAACAGTCTGACCACCCTGGGTAAGAACGACCCACTGGGTGAATACAACCGTGAGTTGTGGAACTCTGGTGACCAACAGTTGCAGGAGCAGGTCCGTCGGCAGAGCCGGAAGACCAACTTCTACTCCAACATCTATGTGGTCAAGGACACCGGCAACCCCGAAAACGAGGGTAAGGTGTTCCTCTATCGTTATGGTAAGTCGATCCACAACAAGATTCAGGAGGCAGTTGCTGGCAACGAGTTGGAAGGTGTGCAGGGGATCAACCCCTTCGACCTCTGGACCGGTGCTAACTTCAAACTGCGCTGCAAAAAGAAGGCAGGTTATCCCAACTATGAGGACAGCCAGTTCGATTCCTGTGGAACTCTGGGTGACTTCAGCGATAAAGAGCTGGAAGAAATCTGGAACAAGCAGTACAAACTCGAGCCCCTGATTGCACCTGACCAGTTCAAGACCTACGAGCAGTTGCAAGAGCGTCTTAACACCGCTCTGAACCTCAAGGGACACCAACGTGTCGAGGAACAAACCTCCGACTACGTTCGGGAAGAGAAATCCAAGCGTGACGTCACGTCATTCAACTTGGAACCTCAAGCCACACCGGTGCGTGCCATGATGCAACCCGATGATGCTCTTGCTGACAACGAAGTCGGCGAAGCAAAAGACCCTAATGCCGTCGCCAAAGAAGACGACGTCATGGGTTACTTCAAGAGTCTTGTCGCTGACAAGACACCTGGCACCTAGTAGTTACCACCAAGGAGAGTTCCCAGATCGGAGAAACTCTCCTGAGGAGGTAAGTTATAAGCGTAATTCTGAACCTCACGTGCGTAGTCAAACACGTACTTCTCTTGGAGGATCTGGATTACGCTTTTCTGATTGTTCAATCTGTACTCATAGGTTCGGTTCGTAACCTCAATCGGAAACGCTGTGTTGATCGCAGCAATACTTGGGTCAGGTCTGTACTTGAACTGGAAGTCCTTAGGNACATGAAGTCCNGCNCGCAACAGAACGTTGCCGTTGATGTCCTTGACTTCAGTCGTCTCATAGTGATGAATCGCCAGTGCCTTAGCGTCGGTCTGATACTTGCGAGTGATAAACTCGTCCAGTTCAAACTGAGACAGTGGCCACTGGTTGTAGTAGTCTGTTATCTCATTAATCTGTAGGATGATCCAGTAATATTGTTCGTCACCGTAGAAGTCGTTAGCAATCTGATCAGGACGCTCACCGTTCTTGACAATGTACTCCTGATAAATGGTGTCGTCACGAAAGATGTCGTCCCTGGGTCTCAGCAGGTGAAAGTAATCTTTAATCGTGATGTAGTTTGGAATGCCTGCACTGTTAGCAGACACTGCATACTTAATGTTGGGGAAGTCAAAGAAGTATCTTGGTCCCTTGTATCTCTCTTGGGAAGCACGGGTGAATGAATACGTCATCACATACCTCTCAGTCCAGTGTGGTCATCCTTGGTGATCACGTCGACCTCCATAAAGTTTAGCGTGAGTGAGGTCTCAATGGCAGCACCACCCTTGTGTGCTGAGTAGAATCCAACCCCAGAGTTGTCTGTGACAACGACACTGGTGCAAGCAGCAGGTTTAAACTTGTTCTGATAAGGGTTCTGACCACCGCCAGACATGTATGTCACCTGCCAGACCTTGGGGATCTCATACATACCACCCTGCACTGCCTTGGGAGCACTCTCCTTCTTGAACTGCAGGATGATGTTATTGATTGCCTGAGTGTCCTGCTGTGACTTGGGAACCATCTTGAACTGGAATGAGAAGGTGCGAAGACCTGGTCCAGTGTATGCCAGTTCAATGTTGGGGTTGTAAATCTGTCCTTGCTTCACCGACAGGACCTGGTTAGCGGTGCCACTCATAGCAGATGCCGCTCCCTCCAGAAGAAACTGTCTGCCAAGAGGACCAGCGTTAGCAAGTTGCTCATCAATCTTGTTCTTGATTCGATTGATGCCCTGCTCCTTTGCATCCTTCGTCATGGGTTGAGTGAAATCTGTGTTGGTGAAGTTCAACAACTCATCGAACCCAGACTCGACCAGGCCACCCATGGGACCAGCACCGAAAGAGAACTCTTTCCAAT